CCTACTTAAAGCCGTATTAAATTTTCTTTAAGTACCTTTTTCAATTTATTATATAAAATTTCAAAAAAATCGTTGGGAAAGTTTTTTCAGGTTTTCGATTTTGGACATTTTTTTTGTCCATTTTTGAATACCTAAAATACTTTTGTAAAATTGAGGGACTTTGTGACCATAATTTAATTTTATGGTCTGGTTACCAAAAAAATAATTCAAAATTTGTTATGATAATTTTTTTTCAAAATACTTAAAAATATTTTCTATTGTCTATTATATGGAAACTTTAGGAAACGAAAACCTGCAAAAAACATGCAAAAATTTTTATTGTAATTTATGTGATTATAAAACGTATAGAAAAAGTAGTTATGTAGAACATTTGAACACATCAAAACACAAAAAACTCACAAATGGAAACATTTTGGAAACGTATGGAAACACAAAACCTGCAGAATTGGACTCTATAAAACATACGTGTCAAAAATGTTTAAAGGATTTTAAAAATCGTTCTGGTTTATGGAAACATAAAAAGAAATGTATAGATGAGACAGATTCTAATTATGATTCCGAAACAGAATCCAACTCTGTGCCTTTAGAAAAAGAACTCATTATGATGTTAATTAAACAAAATACTGAGTTATTAGAGATTGTTAAAAATGGAACACATAATACTACAAACAATACGAATAATTCGCATAATAAAACCTTTAATTTGAATATGTTTTTAAATGAAACATGTAAAAATGCAATGAATATTAATGATTTTGTAGATTCTCTCCAATTACAAATTTCTGATTTGGAAAAGGTTGGTGAAGTTGGTTACATTGAAGGTATTTCAAGTATCATTATAAAGAACTTGAATGCAATGGATATAACCGAGAGACCTATTCACTGCACTGACAAAAAGAGAGAAACCATGTATATCCGAGATGAAGATAAATGGGAAAAAGAGGATGAGAAGAAAGCCAAATTGCATAAAATGGTAAAAAATGTGGCATATAAAAACATAAACCTTATTTCAGATTTCCAAGAATTACACCCAGATTGGAAGAAAATCAATTCAAAATATTCCGATCAAATCAATAAAATTATTATAGAATCCATGGGTGGCAAGGGTGACAATGAATATGAAAAGGAAGAAAAAATTATCAAAAGAGTTGCCAAGGAAGTGTTTGTTGACAAGAATTGATTATTATACCTTTTCGATAATAATAATCAATAATAAAAATACATTTTATATCTATTCATCTAGTACATCTACATCTTCATCTAGTACATCTACATCTTCATCTAGTACAACTGCATCTACATATTCAACTACATCTAGTACATCTACATTTTCATCTTCATCTAGTAAGATATTTGTATGAAATAACTCATTTAATACTTCATCCATTAGTGTAAAAAATTTGTCTTTACAAAGCGTCAAGGTCACACCATGTGCCATCGCCATTACAAGCTGAGATTTCACATAATTGTCACTAGGTCTAATACCTAAATTGCTCAATTCCTTTTTATTCAAATATTCTTTTATAGTAGCCATAAATCTATATAATTGTATTTGATTCACATTTTTTGTGTCATTGATTGCTGATGTAAATAATTCCGCACCAATAGTAATAATCTTATCATATTCTGCTTGTGGTATCTTATTTATAATTTCCGGCTCTGCTATAATAACAGAATTTAATAATTGTGTAATTGTCTCCCTTGGTGGTCTCTCAAATACTTGTGTCAATAATTCAAATAAAGTCTCCTTGTATGTATTATCTATTTCAAAAATAATACCAAAATCAATGACACCAATTTTGTGTGGATATTTTTCATCATTTTCATCCTTAATGAACAATATATTACCGCTATGTAAATCACCATGCGACACCCCATGAACAATTGTAGAAACCAAACCAAACTTCAAGACTTGTTTTGAAAATCCAACAAAATCTTCCTCTTTCAATTCACTCATTTTTAAACCATCAATAAACTCCATAATAATACAATTTGGATGTTCCTCTGTTACTTTTGGATACACTTCCGGTATTTTGACATATTTTAGATTTTCACAATTCTTTTTCACCTTTAAAATATTTTCCACTTCTTTTCTAAAATTTGTTTGTTCTCGAATAATTTCTATATTTTTATTAACAACTTCTGCAATCTGGTATTTATGGATAATAGGTATAAAAGATAAAAAATACATGAGCGATTTCAAATTCTCAATGGCGACATCCAATTTATAAGCTATATTTCTTTTCTTTATTTTTATAACAACAGGTAAATCATCCACTCTTTGATATGCCTTGAATACAACAGATATCATTCCCGAATTAATAGGTTTTTCATAACCATCTTTAAAATACAAATCGTATTCATTTTCTAAGTCAATTAAATCGTAAAAATTAATATCATCATAACGCCAAGGTGCATTATCTGTAAATTTGAGCAGTTCATTATTTGTCTTTTCATCAATCAAACTATTATTGGATGCAATGGCTTGAAACATTTTAACATATAAAATATTTACCCTTGATAAATTGGTAGAAAGTCTCCTAATATAACTAGACCAATCTCTGAAAAATAAATAAAGCATACTTTCACTACAAAATATCCAAAATATACTTCCAAATGTAAAAAAATCATTTACATATCTAAAAAATCTCCACATTTTTATAATATATATATTATCGCAAGTTTTCTATAAATTGTTTTACACGATTAAATATTTTATTCATAATGCGACCAAGAGTTTTTTGAATAAATAGAGGCGGTATTCTACGATTTTTATCAAAATGAATTTCAAAATTATAATTAATAGTATGCGGGTTTATAATATTGCAAACACATTCCATATGTTCAATGGCTAGCAATTCAGCTTCTTTTGGTATATCATCTGGTTTATATGAAAGTATCGATTTAGATATAAAGGATACCTTGTTTTCTTCTACTTTTTTTGTCATGTGCACGTAGGAATATTTTTGTGGAAGCCCTAAGTCTTCAAAAAAATGTTTTAAAAGTAATTTTACAAGTGCTTCATTTTCGTTTAATTTTTCAATAGAAGAAGTAAGATAAATATCAGGATTTAAATCATAGATTAGTTTCATCAGACCAAAATCAACGAGTTTATCTAACATAATATGGTTATTTATCATGGTTAAATTCAATGCATAATGATGTTTACTATTTCGTCTAAATGTAAACCCATCCTTTTCAAATAAAATAAGTGGTCCTGAATCGTCCATTTGTTATTATAATAATAAATAAAAAATGAATTATTTAAACGTCTTTTTTTGATTTTTGTTATTTGTTTATTTTTGTTATTTGTTTATTGTTTTTAAATTATTTTAATACAAAGCATCTTTGTACATTTTCATTGACTTTTCTTTCTGTTCTTTATAATCCACAATTGGTTTTGGATATTTACAATCTTTATGATTTGCCCATTCAGTATCCCAGTTATGGATGTCTTCATTTGGAACATCTTTTAGCTCAGGAATCCATTTTTTTATATATTCACACTTTGGGTCGTGTTCTTTTGACTGCATATATGGATTGAAGTAGCGAAAATACGGCTGACTATCCGCGCCTGTACCTGATGAAAACTGCCATCCTCCATTATTATTTGCTACATCATAATCTACTAAATGTTGTGCATAAAATTGCTCTCCTTTACGCCAGTCTATTAACAAAATTTTCGTTAATATACTTGAAGAAATCATACGTCCTCTATTATGAGTCCATGCTTTTTTTAAAAGTTGTCTTTGCGAAGCGTCCACAATAGGTATTCCAGTCTCACCTTTGCACCATAATTGAAACCACAATGTATTATGATGCCATTTTATTTTATTATATTTTGGCTTCATTGCGTGACCTAATACGTGTGGATAGAAGAACATAATCTGAGCGTAAAAATCCCGCCATATGAGTTGCCTGATGAAGTCGTGTTTAGATTTAAATGCCTTGAAAACTTCCCTTATGGATACGCAGCCAAATTTTATATAAGCGCTCAACTGACTTGTAGGTTTATCTAGGTCATTATGTGTTTTCGAATAGTTTGCAATATTTTTGGCTGCAATACGCATTTGTTTTATTGCATTTACACGTCCACCATGCACTAATATATCCGCATTTTGGCTACCGACAAATTGTCGAAACGCCTGCTCCAGAGAAATTTTCCCATGAATATTTGCACTACTTCTTGCTAGAGCCAATTTGGTGGCTTTTAATGGCTCTTCCACTTTCTTTTTCATGCAAGCATGGTAATAAGGAGTGAATTTCTGGTAAGCATTTCCAGTGCCATTCATGACAGACCCAGGCTCATGTAAATAATAGTCATACGAATAAGTGACATATGTCTTCATATGCTCACATAATTTTATAATTTTGGCATCGCGCTCCCTTGCATAGGGAGTAATATCCAAATTGAAACAAACAATGTCGATTTTGAGCGCTTGAATGCAGTCTTCTACCACCTTATCATTGTGACCATAAAAGGTCATTAGCTTGCCTCCATTATGGGCAATTTGAGACGACAAATCTTGCAGCGATTCAATCATAAATTGGACGGAATTATTTGATTTATATGGATTGCTTGAGGTGACCTGTTCAGGTGTGAAAATAAATATAGTATAAATATTTTTGCACAATGCCTGTAATACATGTAAACCATTATTATCTACAATTCGGAAATCTCTTCTAAATATAAATAATCCATTTTCGTATTTTTCAGGCATTCTTTCTTATATATCCACTTTTAAAAAAAGTGGAGCAAAATCCACTTTATCCACTTTTAAAAAAGTGGAGCAAAAAGATGATAATTTTTGCTGTATTTTTTGCTGTAATTTTTGTTGTATTTTTTTTCTGTAATTTTTGCTCCACTTTTTTTAAAAGTGGATATATATAATGAAACCAATAATATATTTTTACATATCTTTATTAGTTATAATTTGTTTTTTAATTATATATTATTTATATAAAATAATGACAGATAAACCTGTATATGCTATTGCAGTATTTAATGATAGTATTAAGGGATATGTTAAATTTAGTGAAGATTTAACTAATAATAGGATAAAAATAGATTTAAATATTATCGGATTAATCCCTAATTCTTTACATGGTTTTCATGTTCATGAAGCAGGGGATTTAACTGATAAATGTACTAGTATGTGCTCTCACTTTAATCCATATGGAAATACTCATGGATGTCCTGGTATGAGCAAAAGACATGTCGGCGATTTAGGTAATATAAAAACAAATAATAAAGGTGAAGCAAGATATACATTCTATGATAATGTTATTAAACTCAGAGGAACTAAGTGTAATATTATTGGTAGAGGTTTAATTATTCATGAAGATGAAGACGATTGTGGAAAAGGTGGAAATGCTGAAAGTTTAAAAACAGGCAACGCTGGTAAGAGAATTGCTTGTGCTGTTATTGGTTTTTCAAAAGAAAATTTTACATAAAATCAGGGTGTAAATGAGAAAAGGTGGATATTCTATTTTGGCTCCGCAGAACCTTTCCTCACAAGTTATTACACCTTTTAACATTTCAAACGCCGAATAAAAAAGAGGTTTCCCTCATTTTTATTTAAAATTTTTATAAATTAAATTACATATCCCAATCAATAATCCACATTGTGCTACGAGAAATATCTCTCCAACTTCTTTGTTTCTCAATTTCTGTCTCAATTAAATCCTTATGACATCGCTTTAAATACCACTTAGCACGAGGTCCAGCCTTAATAATGACATTCGGTTTTTCGTTCATTTTATACGCAATTTCTAATATTTCCTCAAGACTAAGAGACTTATCTAAACCACTCTTACCTACACGACCTTCATCATTTGCAGGATGGAGGTTTGATTCGTGGTATCCCAAATCAACCCCAATACGTTTTTCTAAAAAAGTAATGTGTTCCATTTTATTATATTTCAATTTATATAACTTAAACTTAACATATAAAATTATTTCAATTTTTTTTAATCGGCGTTTGAAATGTTAAAAGGTGTAAAGGTGGATTTGGCTGTTAGCTTCGCAGAACCTTTCCTCACAAGTTATGAAAGGTGGAATTGCAGCAAAAAGATACTATTTTGGCTCTTAGCTTCGCAGAACCTTTCCTCACAAGTTATGAAAGGTGGAATTGCAGCAAAAAGATACTATTTTGGCTCTTAGCTTCGCAGAACCTTTCCTAAAGGTGGATTTGCTTCAAACCCGTCCAAAAGTTATTATCATTTTTCTTTACTTTTTCTCCTTGTTGAGCATAATAAAAAGCCAAAGCCGCTGATTCTTCGTCCTTTTGTTTATTATTATTATATAATTGACGCATGGACTCTTCTTTACTAAGAGGCGCAGTATTAACACTATTTTGATGTCTCTTATATTCATCTACTGATTTAAATTTAGGTATTTTTCTATAATCTTCTTCTGTCACAGGAATGACTGATTCCACATATGCTTGCCTCAAATCAGTATACCCAATACCTTCATCACTGAAAAGTGTACCAGATGTAAAATTGTTGTCATAAGCCATTAATGATGAGCCACCAAAGGTAGATGCAGTCAATTCATTCACACCCGTGTAATTCGTCAAGGTCTGCACTTGCTTCTTTCTTTTCTCCATTTCAGAAGCCATTTTGTCTTTGGTTATATTGGATGGTGTAAATATAATATCTTCATCTGATTTTAACCAATCGCCATATCCTGATTCAACTGGGTCTTCCAAACGATGCTTTTCAAATTGTTGATTGAACCACTGGTTGAAATTTTTAGGATCTTTTAAATTCTTGTTTGTGTCGAACATTTTGTCAAGAAGCTGACCATTATTGGAGTCATAATATTCGCTCTTATCATTTGTTTTTTTGGAATTTGTCTTGTTTTGAAATTCATAAATGGTTAAAAGTTTTTTATAAGCCTGAGAGAAAAATAGAAAATATTTATTGTCTAATCGTGATTTATCAGGGTGTGTTTTTAAAACGACTTTTTTACATTCTTTCATAATATCCTCGCTTAATGTCATGGA